ATATAAATTATCAATATCTTTTTTATTAGAATAATCAAATCCTGTTTCTTTTTGATTATCAACTACTTCTTTAGAAAGTTTAGTTTCAACAGCTTTAATATCGTAAGTGCCTGATGCTTTAGGAGCTTTAATAGGGTTTTCTTGTACTGAGGCTTCATTAACATATGAATTAAATGCCTTAAATGGGTCAAATATTGGCTTAGATACTACGCCACCACCTACTTTAACTTCGCTAATGATACCTCTTTGTTTTAAGATAGTAGAAGCTTCGCTGTATGTAGCAAAGTTAGTAACATATTCAGGAAACAATCTGCGAGCAGATTTCAAGAACATATCTTTATGTCCTTTGCCTTCTTGGATTAAATTAAATTGTTCTTGTAAAGTTTTCATGTTACTTATTTAATAATTCTTCAATGTCGTTTAAATATTCCATAATTAAATCCGTAGGAGTAACTACAGCATATGATTCTGGGTGTTCTTTATAATAGGCTATTGTTTCTTCTTTTGCTCTATCAATAGCAGGATATAAGCTGTTTAATCTAGATTCAATAGCTTTAAACGCATCAATGCGTCTATTTTGAAACTCAATCCTATTAGGATCAGCTTCGTTGATTTTAGATTTTAGCTTATACTTATACATACTTATAAATATTAAGGTTTTCCCCAGAGGTACTTAGTATCTATTGCTTTAGATTGTTTAGCTAACTTTACAGGATCAACTAACTTATATTTAAATGCCTTGGTATAATAATTGTTAGTCACTCCTTTTGGACCTGCTTTAGGACCCTTACCTAGTGAGGCACCTGGGTTTGATTCTGGTAGTTCTTGTAGTCCTGTTTTTTTAAAAGCAAATGGAGTAGCATATTGAGGACCCATACCAACAGCAAATCCTGTTTCATCGATTTCCTGTTCTTCAAACATACCTTTAATTTTTTGATATTCTAAAGGATATTTGTTACGCATATGAGTTCTAAGATTGTTTCTTAAAACTCTAAATTGCTTGTAAATTTCTCCAAATTTAGGATCATTAATTACTTCAGGATCAGTAGCAACTGTTCTTAAAGTATCTAAAGCACGATTAATATCTTTTAAAAGAATTTCAAAATCAGGAATGTAAATTACATCCGAGGCAAGTTCTTCTTCTTCGCCTGGGGTGGGTTTGAGGATAAATTTTCTTCCTCTTGCTATTTCTTTGATTTTATTTGATAACTGATCCATTGGCTGCTTTAAGTTCTTCTACGAGTTCGCAGTATTGGAGTAAGTCAACTATATTCTCGTTTTTGATAGGTTGTGTTTTTTCTATCTCAACTATAAGAGGTAATACCTCGTTTAATTTAATTTGTACAGCTTTATCTGTAATGTTTTTACTAATAGTAGTTAATTCTTCTTTTAGTTGTTGAATTCTATTGTTATAGAATGTTCTTAGCTTTGGAGTTGAGTCTACTGAGGTAATAAATTCTTTAAGTACTTCTTTTTGTGATTCGTATAAGTCTGAATATTTACCGTTAAATTTCTCTAATAAGATTTTGTAAGTTAACATTCTTACATCCTTATCGTATGTCTGAAATTCTTGAATAACCTCGTCTTTAACTTTTTCTTGATCAACTGGGCCTAGTGTAAGATGCTCTAGGATTGTATATTTGTTAGATACAATTTGGTCTGGGTTGATTAGTTCAATGGAATTTTGGGCTTCAATTAATGTATAAAAAGCAGCTTGTGTTTTATAATTAGGGAGTTTAGTTTTAAAAAACTCGTCTAAGTTATAATTCTTTTTAATCTCATTAATAAGATTATATTTTTCTCTTTTAAGAGTTTTTTTATTAAGTTTATTAGCAGATTCTAATAGGGTTTGGATAAGCAGATTTGAACGAGTTTCGTTTAACTTTTTACTTTTAGTTAACGTCTCATATAATTTAAGCTCTTTACCTAATTCGCTTTTTACAAAAAATTTCTTGATAATATTCAATGCGGAAGATTGACCACCATTAAGGGTATCAGCTGTTACCTGACGAACAAGTAATTCAAATAAGATTCCCGTATTTTTATATTTCGAATGTTTAATATTCATTCCTATTAGGATTTATTATAAATATACAAAGATATTTATTCAGTTAAATTAGATTCATCCAATAATGATTCTTTAGCTTTATCTTTTTGGAAAACTAGCTCTTTATTTAACGATTCTAGCAAAGTTTTGTTTCTAGCATAGTTTGTTTGAGCTGTTTCTAAAGCTAAAGGTGAACCACCTTTAAAATTAGTTTTAATAGATATTTCTGTATCGTCTACTTTCATATCTTTTCTACCTAATCTATCGCGACCAAAAGCATTATCTTGAGTGTTGATATTAGATGCTTTTTCTTCTGGGCGGCCTAATGGAGCTTTTTCATCGTATCCATCAGGCAATGAATTATCTTCGTAACGACTTCTACCGTATAAAGCTGCTAAATCGTGTGGTGTACCAAACGAACGTCCTGTTTCTAGAGGATCGTTTCCTTCTTCAGCAATTTGAGTATTACGGAAAGCACGTTTTTGGTCTTGAATAATCAAGTCTCTATACTCATCATATTGATCTTGACTGAATTGGAATACGTTATCATAAATCCAATCAGTTGGGATGATTTTAGTTTCGAGCATTTGAGTTGCTAAATCAACCTTTTCTTTTAATAATGCAATTTTTTCTTGTTCTGCAATAATAGAAGGGGTAGTTAATTTAAGTTCAAAGTTTGTTAAGCTTTCACCATCGTATCCTTGAGTATATAGGTGTACTAAAGCAATCTTATAAAGTTCAGACAATAAAATTCTCTGGATACGATCAATTGTACGAGCAAAACGAATATCTTCAGCAGCTAATGTAGCTTTACCAGTTAAGTCTTTCTCGTAACCCATAAATGCTTTAGGCACTTTAAGAGCTGCAAATAATTTATCTCTTAAATAAGCTACGTCTTCAATACCATTATATTCTAGACCTTTTGTAGTATCAATTTTAGTTGCAGTATCATTTCCTCTTACTGGGATGTAAAAATCTTCAAGTAGATTCTGCATGTTGTATTTTAAGTTATATTCACCTGTTTTTTCATCCATCAATGGAGTTTTCTTCATTGTGTTGATAGTTTTCTGCATAAATGCTTCAACTTCTTGAGGTGGAATATTACCTACGTTTACGTAGAAAATACGTTTTTCTGGGGCGCGAGCAATTCTGTGAATAAGCATCGCATCTTCCATCAACACATATTGTTTGAATAGACGACGAGCTGGTTCAAGATATGAACGGCCATAAGGAAGATAGTTCACGTCAGTTAATAAACGGAAGTGAGCCATTTCATAGTTGTCAAACGTAATAGTATTAGCGTCAGGCTTTGTATTTGGAGTAGCATAATAACCCGAACCACCAGTGTAGTAACCATCAGGTGAATACACAAATTGGACTTTAGCTGGGTTAGCCATGTCAAAGTTTTCGCGTCTTTGAATATGATATGCTGTGTAAGGGATTACATTATAAACACCATACTTTTCTGCGATTTCTAGTTTTAAGAAGAAATCACCGTATTTACACATTTGACGAATCCAAGACCATAAATTAAACTCGATGTTAAGGACGTCGTAGAATAAATTATAAAGAATTTTTTGGATATCGTCATCACTACTTCTAATTTGAAGTACTTCACCCATATCGTTTTTTAAAGTACATTCGTCAGCAATAATATCAAGAGCAGAAGCAATGATAGCATCTGTATCCATTGTATCATAATCACTATATAAGTAAGTTCTAAGATACTGATATTGTAAATTAAATTGTTGTCCTAAAAGAGATGTAGCAGCTGGGTTTGTATAAATTTTTCCAAATCTATCTACTAAGGAGTTTGTTTGAAACTCACCACTAGTTTGAATGTGGTCAGTATCTACTACTTTAAGCTGACTGCCCCCTTCATTTCTGATGACTACATCAGTTGAAAAGAGTCTTCTTAATCTTGAAAAAATACTAGTATCAGCCATTTTTTAGTTTATTATTATAAATATTAAAGAAGCCATCTTAGGTCTTCTTGTTGATTTCCTACTTTTTGTGAATAGGGGTTTTGGACCATATTACCTGTATATACTCCTCCCTGTGTTTTTGTCATGTTACCTAAAGCAGCGCGAGTCATATCTAAACCTTGTTGTTGAAATTTAAGTGAGGTATCTCTTAAGAACATACCAATGCCAAAAGACATTACTAAATTATCATTATAACCACCTTGTGCTTCAGGGCGTCCGTTTTTCCAAATAAATACTTTCATTTCTTCTAGTAAACGTTTAGAGTTAATGGTAACACTTCTATCACCAACGTATTCTCTAAATTTGTTTACCACAAGTGGGCGTGTTTTTAAAGACATAGTAAAACCCGGAGTTAAATTATTACCAAATTCATATCGGTTAAAATACGAATCAGCTGTTACTAAATCACTCTTAGGTGACTGGTAAAAGTTCTGGTATCCACGTTCTATAATGGTCTCAATAGTAGCCCAACCTACTGATGCATTTTCTACTACTAGTAAGGCATTATTATATTCGGAGGCTAAACCTACAAGAAAATGCCCAAATTCTTTAGGTGCTAATTGTCCTTTATATTCAGCAACTTGTGTATTGGTTTCAATATCCATTACGTGGCACGCTGAAAAGTCTCTACCGTCACCTCTAGCAACGTCAGCTACTACCATATAATCTCTTGAATAATCAGCTGGTTCCCAAACCCATAAGTTTTTATCTGCTCCTCTACGTTCTAAAGGTTCTTTAATAGTAGTTTGAGATATAAATTCAATCCATTCTGAGTAGAATACTGTTTCACCTGAAGTGCTAAAGTCACAGTCACATTCTTGTGCTGCCATTCTAGGATCGCCTAGTAATTCGTCTTGTCGTTTTCTCCAGTTTTCGTCTCGTTCAGGATGGACGTACCAAGGTAATTTGATAGGTAAAAAGTCGTTCTCTGCTGCTTCCGCTCTCACCCAAGTCTG